AGCGCCATTAATATCACTAAGAGAAATTTTGAAAAAAAGAGGTATTTAAATATAAGGGGACTATCCATCCCCGCTAGCGAGGTTTTTCGCCCCCTTAACCCCTTTCTTTGTAAGTTCGAAAAAAAAGAATTTATCTTACATTGTATTTGTTTAGTTTTTTGGATAGTTCGTCCAAAAAACGTTTATCCATCATCAAAATGTCTGCAATATCATCAAAATATTCGTTCACAATGTCTTCTAGATCAGTACGATCAAACTCCACATCATCAACGTCAACGTCAACATAATCTTTGAAGTCGTTGCATATGATCCCTTCTTGCTTATCGCAATCACAATTGTCCTCTAATCTACTATATTTTATGAACACTGGAACTTTCATTTAGCTCATACTATAATACTATCAAAAACTGGTATATAAACCTCAAACAGCTGTTTGTGAGGGCGAAATACGGGTCTGATCCCCCTGGGAGGGTGAGGTTTTCCGCTCATTAACTTTCATTTATAATAACGGAAAAGATCGTAGTATTCTTTGCGTATATAACTATAGTATTATCGTATATGGACAATTTTACTTCCCCACCACTATGTACCACTATTATGCTTCCATTTACTGGGTAGTATAATGTCTGTTCTATCAGTGCTGTTCCATTTATTGTGATTTTTCCTTTTTGCACTGTTATATGCCCGTTATATAGTATCTGCCAGCCGTATTCCGATACACCATACGATGAGTTGTATATTACAGTAAAACTAGGATTTACGATAGGATATACCGTACCTGCAGGAGCGAATCCGCTTATAGATAACACAGCAGTTTGAGTACTGTACAGGTAGAATGTAATTACATAGGCAGAGTTTTGTGAAATGGCAACAGTAGGATCTGGTGCCGTAACGTTTACTATAGCATATTCGTGCGGTTTTAGGATTATTATGTTTGGGTACCAACGATGGCTATTAATTACCGGTACCAATACATATGTTTTATTGGTAGGGTTTTGTATGCATATCGTTATTACGTTGTACTTATTTATTTCTCCTACGTCGTAGAAATCCAACACTTTTGCATGTAATTGCGGGTGATAGAAAAAAATAGAAAACGTGAAAAGAGATGGTATTATAACTGCTAACATTAGTACGATTTCAAACTTTTGCATCTTTCATCATCCATACTGCATATTGTAATGCAAAATAAAATGTAAAATAAGCTAAATCTCTATAAGAGAATATCCATATCAATGCTGGGAGACCCCAAGCTAATTCTTTCTTATTATTATATAGTAGGATTAATGCGAAAAGAGACACCTCAAGTACAGTATACACGAACGAGGGGATAGGCAAGCCGAACGCGGTAAGGAGTGAAAACGAAACGCCCTGCTGTGCAACAGGTTGCGTAATAGTTATAACGGACGCAAGGTATTGCTTTGAAATGAAAGGTATTGATGAGAGCAGTAACGGTAACGTGAATTCTGCTATCTTTCTAAGTTTCTGTCTTTCAAATTTAATTAGAAGAATAGCTATCAATATCGCAAACTGCTTTACGTCTGCAGAGATCCCCAAGAGCAAGTATCTGAATCTCTCATTAAATATTGCAAGAAACGCAATAGAATATGCGAAAAGGTTCAGTTCTTGCCCTGTCGCAAAATCATATGAAAGTGCAGGAAATAGGAAAAAAGATGCGATGAAAGCGTTTTCGTGTCTTTTGAGGAAGGAATACGTGAAAGCTAAAACAGCTGTTATTACGTTTACTGTTTCAAGGTTATGCAAAACTGCAACGCTGATGAACGATAATGGGGGGTAAATATAGACGGTCGGCAGAAATGAGTTTGATGTAGTGCCGGTAACAACGTTATACGGAACGTGATATATGAAAAATGCTTTAGTCATTGAGTAGAGGTATGGATTTTTTCCTTCTAGGAATAGCTGTGACGCGTATAATATTATTGCTTCTTCATCCGTTAGGAAAGGTAATCCTGTCATTATATTCACTACAACTGTAACGGTTGCGATAACAAAAGCAGAAACAATGAGTATCCTTTGCCTCACGAATATAGAGAGCATACCTAATGCGACGACGAGGAACGCTGGAGGTAGTAAATACGGTTTTCCGTCACCTAAGAACGCTGATCCCATGCTAACTAAACCCAGCCCTGCCAAAAACCATGATATATTATCTTTCAATTTTTCTTCCATGACCGACGCCTACAACCTATCGGTGCTTATAGGAGTAATACCTAACGTCTGTGCTATTTCGAGTGGAGACAGCATTTCTACTCTCATTTTCGATGTGCTTACTCCTGCAACTTCCATGATACTCCTTTCAAACGCTAACAAAAGTAACACTACTAGTTTATGTGCCTCATTGAGCTTAGCTATTATATCATCATAATTTGCATCGCTTGATATCAAACTATGAAGTTCTGAAAACTTTTCAGACAATTCGTCAATGGAAAGACTTGAAAACCTATCCGTCAAAATCGATAATAAAATCTGGAAATTATCATCTACGTTATATGGAGTGCCGTAGAACTGCAGAGACCCGCTCTTAAGATCTTTTGTTAAAATCAATACGTAATTGTTTAGGATTTCTTGCACAGTTGTTATTTTGATGGCTTCTTTTTGGGTCACCTGCCTTGTAGGGATTATAGCTTTTTCCCTGATTGCTTGCCTGACCAGGTTTGGGTCAACTTTTACAATATTTCTTCGTCCAAGTGGTGATAATTGAGGTTGTTGTTGGGTTTGTTGTATTTGTGGAAATAGTTGCGGTGGTGCAGGCGTTGCCGTGTTTGCAGGTATTTCATACGTGGGTTCTTGTTGCTGTTGTTGTTTTTTATTGGAGTTATTTAGACTCATGATAATTTCTTTCCCCAGAAGTCATTTAAAAAGCGGGTTTTTAGGCTCAAACAGATGTTTGAGGAAAATTTTTAAGTTTCTGATGTTAGATGTTTTTTATGCAATTACAAGAACAAGAAAAGAACAGTGAGATTTTGTCGTCTTCTGCTGATGTTTCTACTATTGCAAGACGTTTGAAGGACGAGTTAGATAAATATGTTGTCGGAAATGAAGACGTCAAAACAGCTGTAATAACAGGACTTCTGACAGGGTTTCCTACCCTGCTCATCGGAGACCCAGGGACTGCAAAAACGTATACTATCGAGATCTTATCAAAAATGATCGATGGGATTAAACCAGAAGAGCTTTTTATAGTACTCGCTCACGAGGCGATGACGCCAGAAGACATTTTTGGAAACACAAACCTAAAAAAATTGAGAGAAGAAGGAGTACTAGAATATATTACTGAAGGCTTCTTGCCTTCTGCTAAATTAGTTTTCATAGATGAGATTTTCAAGAGCAACAAAGTCCTTGCCGAATCGCTGTTTAGAGCGATTAACGAAAAGAAGTTCAGAAATGGAAGTAAAGAGATCTCGTTACCATGGCTAGCGTTCTTTTCTGCGTCAAACGAGGTGAGGGTGAATACACAAGCGGACAGAGCATTCCTCGATAGGTTCAAGATATTCGCTACGGTTCTTTCGCCTAATTTGGAAGACATACAAGACCTCAAATCAACCGCGGAAAGGTATTATAAAGTTCTTACGGCAACTAAGCCTGCTTTCATCCCAATTGTAACGAGTTATGACGAAGTTAAAAAAATACAGGATAAAATTCTTTCAGATTACTCCAAATACACAACACAAGATATTGTACTCGAAGCGGTGAAGCAGGCTAACCTCATCCTGGGTGCAATAGCACAGGCTTTGCAAAACCCAAGAGCGTTTGGTGATTCCGGAATTGTAAGGTCGTACTTCAAATCGATGGGCGGATATCTGACAATCAGCGAGAGAAAATTCAAAAGTATAATGCAAGTCGCTAACACGTTACGTGAAATGTTCGGCAACTCAACAATTACACCAGTGCATACTGCATTAGCATTCTATCTTACAATTCCATTCACCCCAGAGCTAAAGAATATAGTATCTTCTCTAGTCTCATCATTGGTCAAATCGTATTTCAACACAAATGCATCGAATAAGTCTTCTATTGATATTAATAGCTTGGTAAAAAGTATTTCCAAAACAGCAGAGAAAATCTTCACGGACGAAAACCTAAATAAGTTGCTAGACGAAACGTCGGCTTACGCTGTAGATGTTATTACTAAATCATTTCCAGCGTCGTCACCCGATTTAGCAAAAGATAGAGCAGATCTTGTTAAGAAATTTTTGGAGGCAACAAGTACTGGTGATACACTGTATAAGTTGAATAATTTTATAAAAGCTGTAGGTACCTTAAACGATGTTGCAACTAGGTACGCAAATAATGTTAAAATTAGGACTTTAGCACAGAAACTGCTTCAAAGTGTTGTATCTACTGTCTCTGACAAGATAGATATAGATCGAATAAAAGCTAATGTGATGACCGAGCTTGATAAAGTTTATAACAAGATAAAAGCTGAAATTGAAAGTAAATTTAACGAACTAATGAAACTAGGAGAGAGCGACGAGAACAGTAAACTCATCTCTGGGATACAAAAATTCTTCCCGCAATTTTCTAACGCATTACCAGAAGCAGTGGTAAACCAAGAGCAAAAAGAAGTAATAATGAAGAGTCTTGACGATACTATAGGTGAGGTAAGGACTAAAATACTAGATTTCATAGACACATTAGAAAAAACTAAGAAGATACTTTCACAAATTAAGTGAGATTTATGCAAAGCTTCTTTAATAATAATGAAGATGAAGAGAGACAACTAACAGAACTAACAGACACTATCTTTGAAACAGTGATAAAGGATTTAAAATCTAAGTCTCGTTATCTCACAATTACACCAGACCTTAGTGCTAGTTTAAGAGATGCTATATATAAACTTGTCAAGATAGCATCAGAACAAAACAAACTTCTATTGCAATTCCCAGCAGTCCTCGCTTATTTTGTTTATAATTTTTTAAAAAATATTAATTTAAATAGAATTAACGACATAAACGAAAAATTAGACGATATTCAGCGTCTGATACAACGTAAAAACCTGCAAGGGTTATCATTTAGAACTATCAAACAGATGTTACAACAGGCATTACAAGAGAAAAAATTCAGATCCAACAGACCAAACAAGGGCGAAAAGCAACAGGAAGGGCAGAAGCAACAAGAACAGCAGAAGCAAGGCGAAAATAAACAAGGCGAAAAGAAGCAAAGCGGAAAAGGAGAAAAACAACAAGAAGGTGAAAAAGAAGGAGAAAAACAAGAAGAGGGAAAAGAAGAGCAGGAAAGTGAAAGCGAAGAGAGTCAAGGAGAACAAGGACAGGAATCAGAAGGAGAAGAAAGCCAGGAGGGTAATGAGCAGAAAAACGGTGAGAAACAAGGGCAACAAGAAGGTGAAGAAGGGAACCAAGAAGAAGCACAACAAGGAGAAGAAGAAGGGGAACAGCAAAGTGGAGAACAGGGTGGAGAACAGCAAAGTGAACTAGGAGGACAGGAAAACGGAGAAGAGGGTGAGGAACAGGGAAGCGAAAACGAAGGACAAAATAGTGAGGAACAAGAAGGACAAAACGGTGAACAAGGAGGAGAACAGGGAAACGAAAACGAAGAGAATCAAAGCGGAGAAGAAAGCGGAGAAGGTCAAAATGGCGAACAAGGAGAAGAAAGCCAGGAGGGTAATGAGCAGAAAAACGAAGGACAAAGCGGAAATGAAGGTAATGAAGAAGAACAACAAGGGGAAGAGAGTCAAAGTGGAGAAGAAGGGGGAACGCAGGAAGGAGAAGGAGAGAGTGGAGAACAAGAATCAGAAGAAGGACAAGAAGGTGAAATCGAAGGAAATCAAGAGGAGGGAGAGGAAGGTGGAGAACAAGAAAGCGAAAACGAAGGAGAACAAGGAGAGGAATCAGAAGGTGAAGGAGAGGGAGAAGGACAGAGTGGGGAGGAAGGTAACCAAGGTCAAAGCGGAGAAGAGGGAGAAGAAGGGGGACAGCAGAGTGAAAGCGAAGAAAACCAGGGTCAAAATAGTGAGCAGGAATCAGAAGGTGGAGAAGGACAGGAAAACGAAGATATTTTGGAAGAACTCGAAACTAACATTGACGAGGAATCAATGATTTTAGATCAGTTGGAAGAAAGCCTTCAAAAATCATTATCGGCACTGTCTATTGGAAAAGGCTCAGGAGGAGGAGTATTAAAGGATATCAATCCTAGAGTTTTAGAATTATTAGAAAGTGCTAACAGGCTTTTGGCTCTGGCTAATCAAGTTGATTTACAGTACGCTAACAGAGGCGTTAAAGATCAGGGAGGGGTGATGAAGGGAATAACGACTGGAAATAATGTCAAACATATGTTTAAGAGCCAACTAGTTTTACCAGATGAGATTTTCCTAGAACGGTATACAAACAGATCCTTACTGCAAAGAGCGGTAGAAAATGAGGGCGTTGGGGACTTCTATTTCATAATAGACAAAAGCGGGTCTATGGGAGATGTTATGTCGAACGGGTACACGGCGTTTGAAAACGTTTCTGCTGTAGCCTTAGCTTCTGCTATGGAAGCTGAAAAGAACAATAAGAAGGTGTATGTGCAATACTTCGATAATTCGACAACTGAGCCTCTGGATGTTAACAACGTTTTCGAAATAGCTCAGATCCAACCTGAAGGAGGAACGGACATGATGGTTGCACTAAGAAAATTCATGGAATATTATAATAACTATCCAGGGTTAAAGGACATAAAACAGATCTTCATACTATCTGATTTTGGCACGAATTATGATAACATAACGCTTTATGATTTCAAGAACTTTGCAAGAAATAATGGCTTAGTAGTTACGTGCATACATGTATATAGTGGTGAAGTACCTGATGAAATGCAACACATAATAGACGAAATCTGTGATGAATATTATAAATTTAATGATTATGATGCCAGCGAATTATTTTCAGTCGTTTATTCAAAGGTTTAACTTTTTCTTATAAAGAATGGGCTTAAGGGATGAAAAGCTCGCACCTCAGGACGGAGGTCAGCAAAAGTGCTTGAAAATGTAAAAAAAGTTTAACTTTTGTTTGTTAAAGCCTCTAAGTCAGGTATGTCCTCTTCTTCTATCAGGTACAACACGTAAGCTATGTCATTTAACAAACTTCTTAATACCTCTAATTTCTCATTGTCGTCTAACATACCATAGAAATTACTCTCTAGATATTCCGCTTCCTCACTTAAATCATAATTATTGATTGAGCAAACGAAATTACATATCTTCTTGATCCAGCCATAGAATTCATAATCACTTAATGGCTTCCCATTCTGCAATGCATGCTTGATTGAATCAGCGAATTTATCCAATCTCTCAGCATAAGCTTTTAGATATATAATCTTACTGGTACTGTTAAGCAATTCCTCTTTCATTATAGCTTCCTCCAAAAATTCTAGTGCATTGCCTAGATAATGGGAGAGTTCATTAGTTAATTTTTCTTTCCATAATTTCTCGTACTCTTTTTCTATCGCTTCCCAGAACTTTTGGTCTGAATTTTCTATCGCTTCGTTGATATCATTATCTTCGTCTTCCAGATACGAATCCATGAACACGTCTAATTGGTCTGGGCTATGGTTTGCCAAGCATTTGAGCGGTGTGTAATAGTTATTACTACAATAATCCATTACTCTGTCCAACACGAGTTCAGCTACTTCACCGGGTTCCATTTTATTTTCCCTCTCAAACATATGTTTGAAATAGAGTTTAAAAAGATTATGACTGACTGACGGGTTAAAGAGAAAGCCTCATCTGTTAGGGCGAGGAACCGAACTCTGTTTTTAATAGGTTATTGTCCAAACTTATAACTATGAAATATTATGTAGTTAATACGAGGGTGTATTTACCAGAGCCTGTAGCAGAATATTTTGTAAACTGCTTTTCACTAAAATTGCCGACCCAGTATTATGAGGTTAGTAATGTAGTAACATTTAGAGATGAGGAGAAGAAGGTAAGCGTCAACGTGCCAGCAGACCAAGTTGGAGGCGTTACAGATGCATTACTGGCGTCTGCGTTAGATTTTTATATAGCACTAGCCGTTTGCACTGACAATAATATTTCGCTATACCGTATGATAAAAAAGGCTAGAGAAAAAGTGAAGGAAATGCTAAAAATAGATAATATAAACCTCGACCCTGAGTTTCCAATTTGTTTAAAAGGTGGTGAATGAACTATGCCAACTGAACTTACACCGTCTGATATAATTTCATTAATATCTGAAGCTTTAGGGGAAAAAGACGAGGAGGGCGAACCAGAGACCTTGATAAGATTATTACTACGCGACGATTTGCCTAAACAAACGAGGCTGATTATCCTTAATTGTATCGTGAAAAACTGCGGGTTGCAGAAAAGTTTATCCATCTTAGACCCATTCGTTCCAATAGACGAAATAGAATCATTAGAGACGCTAAAGATCGATGGGACGAAAGTACTTGCATGCATTAATTACACAAAAGTTAGGGATTGCTATTTGATAATTTTAGCGAATAGACAGTTCCATATAAAAAGAGTAACTAATCCTAACGAATTATTGCAGAAGATGAAACAAGGAGGAGGAAAGAAACAAAACAAGGATCTTATTTTAAGTAAGCTCAGTGGCGAGGATATATGATATGTGAAGTCGTTGCCAGTTCATTTAAGCCACGAGACGGTGACGTTGTGAACGCTGACATAACAAACATACGTTTTGCGTACCCACCAGGCTGTATCTTCTCCTCTCAGTACACACAATTCATTCATGTCGATTACCCTCTGCCGAAGATAAGCCGTCTAAAATTCAAGAGAGAGAATGGGGAAGAAGTGAGGGACAACAATTACGTAGTAATAGATATGGGAGACGATTTCTTAGTTTTACCAATAGAAGTTTGGAATAAACTGAAGGAGCTTATATCGACTTACCTTAGTGAAGGGACTTTGCATGGAGGCATCCTATATTACGGCGTCCCTGGTACTGGCAAATCATACATTGCTACTAAATTACTTACAAGGATTCTGGGGTTGAAAGTAATTGTTAAGCAACCTACTGATTTCTTGACAAAATATGTCGGTGAACCTTACCAATTGCTAAACGATTTCATAAACAAACAGCTGTTTTCCGACAAACCTTCCATCATAGTTTTCGATGAGGGTGAAAGATTTTTGTTGAAAAGAGGTGGAGGTGGTGAAGCTGAAAAACTGGTAGAGGACAATATGAAGAATATATTATTAGAAAAATTGCAGGAATTTGCGGATTCGCAATATCCTTCGATCCTCGCACTAACTACTAACACTTCAATAAACGACATGGACGACGCAATGCTTAGGAGGTTTCCCTGGAAAGTATATTTTCCTCCTTATTCGCACACCGTTTATGAGTACATAGCCAGGAGGATAACTACAGAAAGAACTTTCAAAATTGAGGATAAGGAATATGATATACAAAAACTATCGTTTTATGCATCGGCTACCGGCATTTCTGTAGCTGAGTTCAGGACTATTATACAGACTGGGACTATCTCTTTTCTCAAGGCAAAAAGTAACTTCCCGAGGAGACTTGTGCCATTCGAATTACAAGATAAAGAAAGTATTTTAGATATAACGAAATTGCCCCAACTCAGGCGTTTTGATATCAAAAATAAGAACGCAAAAATGTTATGCGAAGGAGCATTATATACTATGACTGCAGTAGTAACAAGCTATTTTCTTACAATTGAAAATAGACCAGTTTACCTTATAGATTTACAGGAGTCCACTTCGCTGAGGTACGGAAGCGACGATATCATTACATTACTCAAGCAGGAAAACAAACCCGTCGGTATAATTCACATGCACGGCAATCTCAACATCAACAAACAGCTGTTAATAGAGCGACTGCTTGAAGAGGATAACGTTAGTTTTGTGGTAATAACGAGTTTTGATAGTTCATCATTACAAGTACAAACATTGAAGCTCCTACCTAGGATTGATATAATACAATTACCTGCAACTGACACAGACATTTTGAAAAAAATACTATACACAGTAGACACATTTTACGGACTGAAGTTGGACATGCAAAAAGCTATGAACGAATTATATAGGGAGATGGATTTCAGAAAAGCTATTGATGTGCTTGAGAAAATGATCGTTATGGCGATCTAAGCAACGAGCTGAGAGAAAAAAATCAAATAAAAAGCTTAATCTCCTTTTTCAAACTCATTAACTAACCTATGTATTATTCTGTTTACATCATTAATTTTTTGGTGAAATGCGGAAAGAGGAATAAAATAATAAGGAATATTATACTTAGGATCCTCCTGAGCTACTAGGACTAGGAAACTTTCCTCGCATCCTTGAACACTCTTTAACCCTTCTATCTCTTCCCTTAACTGCTTTTCATTAACTTCGTTACTAGTCTTTACTTCAAAACCTAAGCATATGTTCCTTTTGAAGTTCCTAGCCTTATAAAAAACATCTACCCTTCTGCCGTTCGGTAAAAGTTCTTCTTTACTGGTATAACTAACATAAGTGATTCTCCTAACCCAGTCGTCTTTAATGTGAGCTTGGAGTATAGTCACTACAAAGGTCACGTCGTGTTCTATTATGCTCTCTAATAGGTCATGTAAATATACTAAATTAGAATAGTTATTGATCATTCTCAACCCTCCTTATCACTTCCTTAGGGGTCTCCACGAATACCTTTGAGAAGAATGCGTAGAGATCCTTCTGGGTCTTGTCATTTATTAAGAACAACTTATCGAATACTTCAGAGATAGGAGCCTTCTTCTCATCCCTCCATATTAGATCTGACAAGTATTCTTTCCTCGAAGATAGGATATAGTCCTCTGGGTTGTCTTTATCAGCACCGAAGTAGGGTGGGTAAATTACATGGTCTTTAATCTCTGACTTTCTTAGTTCCTCTTCCAAAATCTTATTGTGATTCATCAATATGCCAGTAGAATTTCTCCTTACCCTAGTCAGTATAACTCCTAATATTCTCGGATACTTATAGAACCCTCCTTCTGGTCTAGGTAGTATGTATTTAGGTAGAGCTTCATTTAGAAAGATCCTCATTGCACTGAAAGCTTCTGGTGTCCCGTCCTCTGGTATTAAGAGATAATGCGAAGCCCTCAATATGGGCTTTATTGTCACGGTATCCGAAGGAGCAGTGTCAACAAGGATGTAATCGTATTGGTCTCTGTAGAGGTCTAACATCCTGAGGATATTCCACTCCGATTGTATGGGGATATAGCCCTCAAACATCAGCTTAAATATGCTCATATAGGATCCAGGAACCACGTCTATGTCAAATTTTACTCCTTTACCCTCATGAACAAATTTTATCCTTGTAGGCTCCATAGTTCGCAATAAGGCAAAGGCACTCTTATCCTGAGTAACATCGTGAGATGACTCAAGGATTTTCAGCCTGTCCTCTTCTCTTACGAATATTTGGGTAAGGGACATTTGGGCGTCGAAGTCAATCAATAACACTCTCTTTCCTAATGTACCTAAGCCCATAGCTATTATTGCAGTCGTAGTAGTCTTTCCTACTCCTCCTTTGAAGTTGTGAATAGTAATTACCCTAGTCATTACCACTTCCCCTCCAAAACCTCTCTTGGAAATACTTCCTCCCTAGAGAACAACTTGAAATAAGACCTAACCATTTCATAGAATATCTGTTCCCTCTCCCTCTCTGATAACCCTGCTCTCTTTAACAATATATCAAGTGTATTGTACCACAGCAGAGAAGCTTGTTTGTAGATCGCCTCCATGTTACGCCAAATTTCGTAAACCTTTTCGGCGTCCTTTTCCGTAAGCCTTCCCTCGTTTACTAGCTTCTTAATTGAAGGCATTGCTATATAAAGAGCCTCTAAGTCCGCTTTAGGCATATAAATTTCAGTCTTGGTTGAAGGTACTTCATCATTATCTTTTTCGTTAAGTTTGGGGGTTAGTCGTTGTTCAACCTTTTCCTCCTCTTTAGCTTTCTGCCATTCCTCAATGAATGAGGACTCATTACTTTCGCTATACTCTTTGTTAATAGTTTCAATCTCCTCTCCTTCATTTTTAGTTTCGTTTAGGTCTTTAGCTTCTACCGTGGATTTCTTCTTAGACCTTTGCAGTTTCTCTTCTGTCTTCAGCTTGTTGATTGCCTGGGAAACTGCCATTTTATGATCCAAAATTAGTTGAAGTAGATCGTCTCTCTCCAAGACTTTCTTGCCGTATTTATCGGTGACTAATTTAGATAGTTCTGGCTTAGGGATACGTTTGTCCAGGTCTAGTAAGTTCTTTCCTTTCAATAATAGGTAAATATTGTAAGCCTTTTTGATCCCTATTTTACCCTTCTTTTCATCCCCAATATACTGGACTAACCATGGTGCTTCTTTCTTAATCTCAAGATATTTTCTAATAGTCTCTTCATTTATCTGAACGTCTGGTGCTAATCTTTTCAATTCCTCCTTTATCTCTCTAGATTCTTGTGTTGCTGAAATTTTACCAGTATTTGTTGGAGAAATACTAGCACCGGTGCTAGTATTTTGTTCGTTTTTATGCTCAAAAATTCTGTCACCCTTGACAGAATTTTGTTCAGCTTTGATTTCATTTTTCTGTTCTTCAATTTTTTCAGTTCTTTGTGTTCTGAGAGCCTTCTTCTTCTCTGCAATTTTATCAATTAATGCGATTATCTCGTCTTTGCTTAGATGTCTTCTTTTAAGATTAAAGCTCGCAATAATATCTAGCTCCTCTTCCCTACCAGAAGTCTCATAAATTTCAACTGGTATTTCCTTAATTCCTAACTCCTTTGCAATCCTATATCTAGTGTAGCCATCTAAAATCTCATAGTTTTTATTGACTGTGATAGGATCCAGAAAGCCCAACTGCTGTATCGATTTCTTTAGCTCCTCATAACTGTTATTCTCTGGTATTAACTCCTTGTATTCTGGTACTTCTTCGATGTTATCAATACTGACTTTGGTTATTGTAATGAACCTAGCCATTACTTGTCCACCATTTCCTTTAATTTTTCAATTTCTTTGAAGAACTCGTCTAGCATCTGTTTTCCTTTCTCAGTGATAACATATTTTCCATCTTTCCCCTCTATAGCTCCTAATGCCTGTAATTTGTAAATGTTTACCCTCACTGTGTTATATGACATACCTGCTTCTAGGCTAATTTCAGGCATTGATTTTGGTTCTTTCTCTTTATTTAAAAAAGCTAGGATTTTATACATATGGATTCCTTTCGAATATTTTTCCTTGGGCATATTTATCATATAATGTTCTGAACTCTATATTATTTAAATCCTCCTATGTCCTATTTCGTATTACAAAGTATCAACTAGATATGGTGTTTAGTTTAACTCTACTCACGTAAGTTTATATATTATATATTATGTATAATATTACAGAGCAAACATGACTTCCACACAAACCCCCAAAAGTTACATAAAAAGGTTAGACGTTTTTTGTACCTTGGGAGAAGGAATTATAATTTCGGCAGACATTGAAAGCAGGAGCAGGGAGGGGCTATTGCATTATACTAGGCTTATCCTGGATCCTCTAACAATGAAGATTACTAGGGGTTCCTGTGACTGTGAGGGTTATGCTTTCAGAGGACATTGTTTGCATATCGAAACATTAAAGCAGTTAGTAGATTCCGATGAGAGGGTTAGAGAGGAGATAATGAAAGTGAAGGAAGAACTGATGAGGATAAAAGAGAACAAAACGAGCTAAGGTCGGGGAGGAAGTCAGCTAATAATTTTTTAAACAGCT